ATGTGCTTTCTTCAGGTACTGCATCGTATACGGGATATCCTAATGTGTTCAAGTGTAAATAAATTTGTGCTTGTAATTCATTTAGCATCTTTCAATACCTCCCGTATATTTCTTTCTATTTGTGGTGCCACAAGCTCAAATGCTGGTGTAAGATATGGTTGTGCTTCCATAAAACGCGTTCCAAATTCCACAAAGCTTGCATAGTTGGTACCCGCTATTACTTCAACTTGTAACCCATCTGGTTTGCATTCAATACTAGCCCTTAAGGTACCCGTTCGTACTGGTGCACGGCGTTGTGCTTCATTTTGTATTTGCATACCGCCATCAGCAAGCACTTGCTTTATTTTATCTTGTATTTCATCGTTGTATTTATCTATATTTTTTATTACCTTATCTATGTTCTGAACTTTCACCTTAAGCTTGCTCACGGCATAACACCTCAAGTTCCTTATGTTCCATATTTATATCTATTACAGCTATTATTTCAAATATCTTATTGTTATACTTTATCTTATTGTGTGGTGTTATACTTGTATATCGCATTCGTACCTTATGTGTAATATCATTCGCTAACTGCATTGCTTCGTAATATTCCCTGCCACTAACTGGTTCAATACTGGCCCACACTGTACCTGCATTTTGCCACATTTCCTTATATCCACCTTGGCCATCACTTATACGTGTTTGCTTAAGAATAGTTATTAAATGCTTCATTTGGCCAATGGTAGCTTTTTTCATAACAGTTTCACCACATAAGGTTCCAATAACTTTAACACAACTTGCGGCGGTTCCATATTAATATCCCCGCGGTTCTCATAAAGGAATGCCGCATACTGTAGAATAGCATTTCTTATTGGTGCAGGTACAGCATCTGGTGTTTCGCCATATCCAGCTATATATATTGTGTGTGTATTATCACTATCAACTATTTCCATTATAGGTGGCCGCGGTAAGCTTCCAACACTGTAGCCAGTGTTGGTTTTTGGCCCTGTATATTCCCAAGTTTGCTTAATGAAGCTTCTGCGTGTGTATTCTTCACAAAATTCACGGGCAGCCGTGATAAGCAGGGCAAGAAGCTCCTGCTCCTCACCCTGCGTATCACTTTCAAGCCGCAGATAATTAGCCAGTTCCGCAGTGGTAACTGGTTCAATTTGCGGTGCTTGTATCCTTTTTAGCATTCTTCCGCTCCTTTGGCCCTGGCGTATCTGATATTTTTTCTGCTAGCCCAGCTTTTATCCAAGCTACTGCTATAGCTGTAGGAATATCAGCTTCATCGCCCGCATTAAAAATGCCATAGCTAGATATTAGCAGTTGCTTAGCCCGTATCTTCATTATGCACCACCAGATGCACCACCAGAAGCACCACCAGAAGCTGAAACATCCAATACCCTTAATGCATCTGGCCGTACTACAGCGCCACCTACACGGAAATGAACCTTAAACCCTACCATACCCTGAGTGGCGAATAGTTCATCTAAACGCTGAATAGTAACGCCTAGCCTATCATAAATAGTATATCCGCTTCTAATATCACCGAATATCGCAACTTCATGACCATCAGTAATTCCAGGTATAAATTCCGAATTCATTACTGAATATCCTGCGAAAGTTGCTGGTCTACCAGCCTGTAAAGATGGCTGCCATAAATACTGGCCATTCACATCTTTCATAATGCGCATTGCATATTCAGTTTGGCTATTTACAAGTAATGTTCCATTGGTGCGATATTGTGCTGGAACAGCATAAATTAGCTTAAGGATATCATCTGCGGTAAGCACGCCAGCAGTTGTAGTATGTACACGTTCTACACCAGGAATTAACTGGTCAACATACAATATACCTTCTGGCTGGCCAGCACTATGCCCTTGGCCATTAATGAACGCAGCTTCTTCCTTTTCAGCAATTGCACGTGCAAAACTATCTACAATAAAATTCTGAAGGTTGATATCTGTATCCATTAGCTCATCTTCACCCACAAGTGCAAGGCCGTACAGGTCCTCAATATAAGTGTATGCCTCGCCTGCTGTTAAATTATCTTGGGCAATTTGTGGGTTGCTAGCTGTTTCTAATTTTCCCCAATTTACAATTGTTTCATTGATACTTCTTCTACGTATTCTATCGCTACGTGTTTGCTTAACGGTAGCAAGCTGGCGAACAACAGTAAGCATTGGCAATTGCCTATAAAGTTCCATTTCCACTTCTTCAGGCACAAGTATTTGGCCATTCTGGTTTTCTACCAAAGCTTTTCTTTCTTCAGGTGCTAGGCTGGTTCTGCCATGCCTAAGAAATTTGAAAAATATTTGCTTAGTTTCGCTAGGTTCAGTGCTTTTAGCTTCGCCCAACGGTGGCCGCATCATTTTAGCTTCAAGTTCATCAATTCGCGCATTAAGCTTCTCCTGCAATTCTTTCAATTCCGCTTCTGTGCGCCCCTTTTCTTCTACTTTTTCCCTTAATTCCTTTACAAGCTTCTGTAATTCTTCAAGTTCCATTCTAATTTCCTCCTTTTACAATTTTTTTAGAATTTCTTTTATTTCTGAAGCGATACTTTCCAGCGCTTTATCTTGCGGCTCCTGGTTAACATCTGGAGTGCCTGTTTCTGGCGGCTCCACCTGTTCCAGAAGTGCCTGAAGCGCCGCTATCGCTTGCCTAATAAGTTGTTCATTCTGCTGGCTAAGAATACGGCCAGCTTTACTTTCCTGCCATGGTGCTACACGGTTCAACCGTGCATAGTAGCGTTCAAGATGCCGCTTAATGGCAGGTATATCTGTTTCAGGAATATCTACCCCACCTCGTGCCCCCTGAATAGCAGCGGCGGCGGCATATATAGCACGCGGTACTGCATACAATTCCCCATTTATTACATCAGCAATAGGAAGTTTATAGCTTGTTATATTTTCAGGTGCACTATCATCATACCAAAGGAAAGCTTTTCTAAATTTATCCCATTCAACATTTTCCTTATCTGGCCCACCAGCCCAACGTAGCACGTTTTGCACAGCTGCCTGGCTATCCCAAGGTTGCAGCGGATCAGCCAAAGGTAGTGCTTGGTATGGCACAACACTTTTTACTGCTACTACTTGTGCAGATGTATTTGCTGGAAAAGTTACCAAGGAATATTCCCATAACCTAACTTCTTTAATATGACGAACACCATTTATCCATGTTTCCTTTAATGTTTCATACCCAATACTTAGCCCTTTTATAACACCCTGCTTAAGCAGTTCATATGCTTCCCTACCACGTGTAGTTGCAAGGTTAAGTTGCCCCTTCACGTATAGGCCGTGTTGGTCCTGCACTATTTCCGTTGTAATGCCTATAGGTTCATCAGGTTTGTGTTGCCAAAGTATAGGAACGTTTGGGTTTTCCTGTAATGTTTTAGTAAAAGCGCCTGGTTCAATTACATCGCCAACCATATCTTCATTTCCAAATGTAGCCGCATAGCCCTCAAATTCACCTTTTTCACCAATTTGTTTAATTTTCAACTTAAAATTTTTACTTTCCATCACTTTCACCTCCTTCCTTATTTGGCATTGTAGCTAATGGTATTGTATTTGCATTACCTAACAAGCTATTAGCACCTGGTATTGGTTCATACCCTAATAATTCGCGTGCTTCGTTAGGTGTTAAAATACCTGCCCGCACAGCTGCAATAGCACGGTTCCACACTTCAGAACGGTTTTCCTGAAGCGCTTCAATTTCATCTTGGTCATATTTTATTATAATGTTATTACCAAATTTTGTTGCTAACCAATTATTTAATTCAGCTTGTAGCCAGTCCATTAGTGGTAGCACGGTTTCTTCATAGAATGCCCGTCTACTTTCCTGCCAGTTTGAATAGGTTTTGTTTTCGCTATCCCCTATAAGTTCAGGCGGCACACCAAATGCGATAGCTATTTCGCGCGCCGTAAGCTTTAGTCCATCGGCCCAGTGTATTTCTTCAGGCGTTAACCCTATTTCCTGCCATTCCAACCCACCTTCTAATATAAGCGGCCGCCCAGCATTCTTATAACCAGAATATTGTTCATTGATAATATTCCTTAACCGTTCAAATTCTTCTTCCGTTAAATGGTCAGATGTTTTAAGCGCGCCAGCTGGCCTACCAGCATTTTGAAGCAAGCTCATATTCCACGTGCGGAATTCGTTATTTTCATCTATTGAATAGGCCGCAGCTTCTATTGGTGATAGCCCGTACCAGTCATTAAGCGGGTTAAATAACTTAAGATGTAATATTTGTTCGGTTGTAAATTGTACTTGTTGGCCATTCACTGTGTATAAATAACCACTAACTAAATTACTGCCATCACCTGGTATTACCTGTATTCTATCGGGGCGCAATACATATAATTCTTTTGGGCGCCCAGATGAAGGAATAAGCGCTTCCACATAAGCATTTCCTGAAAGCATAAGATATCCTGCAATATGTTCAAAAAAGCTGGAACCACCTTGATACGGGTTAGGTTTGGCTAGTAGTTGTGCTAATGGGTGGTCTGGTACTTCCTGTAATTCCCCATTGCTGGCATTAGTGCCAGGTAATTTTTGATATACTAACCAAGGAATACCAGCTACAGCCATACTTATGGTTCGCACACAAGCATATACATATACATTTTTTGCGTATCCTTCACGCGCAAAGTTGGCATAGTCACGCGGTGTCCATATTGGTTGCCCAAGTGTTTCCATTACAATTGCCTGTGTGGTTCTACTTTCCTTCTTTTCAGTTCCAAATAAAAATTCCTTTATACCCATTTTACACCACCCTTACATTGGGCCTATTTTTCTTTAGCCCCATAATAGCGTATCTTAACGCATCAACTGCATGGTCATTTTCTTTTATAGGCATTTCTTTTTCAGCGTTCCACATATAGCCATTTAATTCATCAATTGTGTTATAGCATGTTCTAAAAATTTTAAGTTGCTTATTTTTAATTAAACGCGATACTTCATTTATCCCAGCCATAACATCATTTATTGCCGCATGTGCTGGCAACCCCTTTTGCTTCCATGCTTGTATTGCGCTAGGTTCTGACGGGTCACAAGCAAAGTATTCCATTTTAGTATCGCCTAACATTTTTTCAACTTCCATTGCGCTTTCTTCATATAGCTTATTGGTGTGAAAATATTCATCGTACACGTATATTATACCACTGGAAGGTTCTTGCGCACAAAATACTACTGCTGTTGGGTTCGTGTAACCCCAGTCAACACCAGCAAAATGGCGCCAAGTTGGCGGAATATTAAATGGTTCCATAATATTTTCTGGCCCAAAGCTAGTATACACTAAATTGTCTGGTTTAGCAAATTCGCCCATATAGAACATGCGAAATTGCCATTCTGGCATATCCCGCCGTGCACGTTCAAATTCTTCCTTCGGGTAGGCGGGGTTCTCAATGCTAGCGAATTGCACCACACGGTATTCAGGCAAACCCTGTAGCCACTTATCGTACACTTGCAATTTCAGCCAATTATTACTGTATGGCGTTGTGGTTATAAGAATTCTACCCTGCTTAAAACCCACGCGCCGCTGTGCTACTTCCCACACTGCACCGTTCATTTGTCCAGCTTCGTCAAGGCACATACCATCAAGGTGCACGCCCTCCAGGGAAAATGGGTTATCTGCAGAACCGAACCAAATTTTATCGCCAGTGGGCAATAGATACACATTTTCCATAGCTTTATACGTTCCATGAACTACAGCATCAAAAAAATTTCTTACTGCTGGCAATGCAAAACGCTGTTGCATCTTAAATGTTGGGCTAACCACCATATATTCTGTGGTTTCGCCGCGTTCCCACCCCTTGCTTATTTCACGAAATAGCCAAATGGGTATAAGCGATGTTTTACCGCCACCAGTACCGCATATCATGGCTACAAAGCGTTCTGTAGCCTGTAATACTTCCTGTTGCCCTTTATGTGGCGTAATTGTAACTTTACCATCTTCAATTTTATACAGCATTGCTAGCAGCCCCTGCTAGGTTATATATTTTATACCCTAATACAGGCTGAACCATACATAATTCTGCCCAGAAAAGATGGGCAGTATTTAGCTATTTTCATTAGTAAATATGAACTGTACCTGAGGTACGGTTATTTCCTGCTTTGCATCTACAGCTACTTTCTTACCCCACCTATCGGGGAATTTGCGTTCTAGCCGCCATGCTGCCGCTTGCCATTGCTGTTCTGCCGCTTTAGTTATAATTTCTACATCGCGCATTTCAGCTTCAGCCATTGCCTGTTCAATATCAATGGAAAATTTTACATACATATCTTTGGTTCTATCTGGTTCTTCGCCATTTTCACGCCTATCACGTTCACGCATACCTTCTTTTAGCCAATTATACAAGGTTTGCTTACTTAGCCCAGCAAAAGCAGCCGCCGTTTCAATAAAATTTCCAGCGCGCACTGCTTCAACTATTTGTTTAATTTTTTCTTCGCTAATTTTCTTTTTTCCAGCCAATTATATCACCCCTTTTTCATATATACGTGAATAACACTGCTTACGTTCTGTTTTTTCTGCAAGTTCCTGTATTTTTTCAGGCGTAATTTCCCATAACATTGTCATAGCTGAAAGTGGAAAATATACATAATTTTTAACTATCCAAGGATATTTTTTACCATTTTCTTCCCGTTCAATACAAAGATGTTCTAAGCTTGCCCCATATGCCATACCCATAACATCATCTACAAATATAATATACACTGGCAATGGTAACTGCTTATATATTTCCATATCATTAGCATCCATGCCAGTATCTGGGTAATATATGCGCCGTGCTTTAGCTTTTACATCTACCGCCCAAAATTTACCATTTTTTTCACAAATAATATCTATCTTATGCCTACCATTAGGGCGATATACAACCCAGCCATCAGCTTCCAATTTTTCCTGTACAAATTCTTCAGCTATAGTTCCCTTTTGAACAGTAGTGAACGCTTCCCACCTAGTGGGTGGGCATTTTGTGTGCTTTTCCATATTAACCACACTCCGCCCAACCACAAGAATAGCACACAATACAGCCGCCCTCATGCACAAGCTTACTGCCACACACTGGGCACATGTTCCGTTCTAT